TGATGATTCGTTAAGTAAATCTTTTAATTTCATAATATATCCCTAATCTAAAAACATTCACAATAGCCACCAACTTCACAGATGATGTCTCTCATAATGTCTTGTGCTTTATTATACTTATAAGTATCTTGTTTTCTACTAATACCTTCATTTATAACACCTTCATTCTTTGGCGACATAAATGCCCCATGAGTTGATGGGTTAGATACAAAGTCCCAACAAATTAATTCAAAGTCTTGTTCTACTGCAACAGTCCCATCTTCACTTATCTGTTTTACAGAACCCATACCTCTTGAAGAGATACCAACAGTACAACCTGCTTTTATAATTTCTTGTAATATTTTTCCTGATGGTGTATTTAGAATTTCTACTGTTCCGATTACATCATCACCTCTCCACTTTACATTTCTTACAATGTGTGAAGTGTTTTTTAATTCAACTACTGATGATTCTGGATGGTCTAATTCACCATACGCTCTATTCTCTGCGATTTCTTTTCCTAAGTACTTAGTAACTTCTCTTCTTAATATATCTTTTGGATATACTCGTCCATTTTGGTTTTTAGCGTTTGCTCTTTGTAAAACACCATCTACCAGAAATCTACCATGTTCAGATTTAGCCTCTGCCAACATAGTAGGAGTTACTTCAAATATCATTGTATCAATTAAAAGTGATTTCATCTAACCTTCCCATTGTTTTTTCTTACGATATAAATCAAAGAATACTCTGGCTAATTCATGACGAATTAACTTTCGTATTTGTTGGATATCTGTGATTTCCAACTCCTCTTTCAAGGTCACCTTTTTATTTTCACACCCACAAGACATATTAAGCACTCAATTCTTTTAATTGTCGTGCAACTTTTAACATTCTTTCAGAAATCTTACCAAATCTTTTTTGAGTAGACTTCCAATACTGACCAGTATGTACACCCGTTTCAGTTTTTAGTTTAGAGTTCTGATTTACAATCTTTGTAATTTCCCACATCAATCTATTAATCTCTTTAATTGAAGTATTTACTTTTTGATGAGCTTTCATAGAGTCATCTCGTTTGTAATCACGATAACTAGCCTCAACTATTTTTTCTAACTTAGCTTCAATCTTACTAACAGATTCTAATTTCTTAATATTCTTGTTTGACTTCTTAGATTTCTTGTACCCAAATACTTCTATGTGGTCATTGTCCATATCGTCCTCACTTTTTGCAAACGCATAAGGAGTTTTTGGTGGACCTGCGCCACCATCTAAATTACCTGTAACATTGGCTTCATCTTTAGTTTCTTCTTCCTCTTCTTCTTGTCCAAGTAGAACAGTTTTCTTTTCTTCCAATTCCTCGAATCTTTTATCGAGTTGTTCAAGTAAAAATTTAGACATTTATCTTCTCCTTAATTCGTCAAGTAATTGATTATATCTTAATAGAGCTAATATTTGATTTTCGTTAACTACTTTATGCTTAGTTAACTCTTTTATAAGATTTATTGTTTCATTAAGTTTAATATTAGTAACTTTATCGGAAATCTTAATAGATTTTAATTCTCTTTTCAATCTAGCTACCTCAGAAACAACAAATTTTCTTAAATTTTGAGAATTGTCAATGTTATTGATGTAATTTTTCAATATAAGTTTTTGAGATTCTGAAAGAGTCGAGTATTTTGAATTAAACGAGTCTACTAAGAACTTATATGCTAATAGTCTAACCTCTTTTGGTTGTTTCTGATATTCTTTGTTAGATACATCCTCTGTTATTACAACTTTATCTGTTGTTATTGATTCAAAGATTGTATTCTTACACTCTACATATTCTTTTGGTGATTGTGATTCACTATTTTCAAATAATTTGTATGCAGATGCTAATTCTTTATAATTTGAAACTCTATATTTAAAAAAGTCTTCAATAAGATATGAATCTTTTATAGATTTGATTAAATTGTACTTTTCTCTTTTTAAAGTACCTTCAATTAACTTAGCTCGTTCTTTTAAAACAATGTTTAAGAACTCTTGTGCTTTATATTGAGAGTCAAAGTTCTCTTTTGTAAGAGCTTGATATAATTTTAGCTCTGTTGCGAGTTGAGAACCTTTTGTAAAGTGTTTTTTTATAATCTGAGTTGCATAGCAGGTATTATCTGATAAAGTATCAGAGGCAATTTGTCGAACTAATAGTTCAAACAGAATTCCTGTGTTTTTAAATTTACTATGTTTTAATTTTCCCATTTTTATTACCTTAATTATTAACAACTACACTATAAATATCTAAAAAAAAACTAAATCGTGTCATCTATTAAATTGTTCTCATCTAACAACCCACCTTTATCATTAGGTTTGGAGTCATCTTTCAAAGATTCAAGTATTACACTTCTTGTTTTTCTCTTCATCTTACTAAGACTACTTTTCATAGCTTCGGCTTGTTCATATGCCAATGGTGATATCTTATGTTTACTATAAGATGTCTCTGGCTTGGACGCTCTTCTATTCATTTTTTGTCCAATTGGGTCTCTTCCAAATGGATTATCATCCGTTTTGTAGTTCCCTGCCTTTGGTGGTCTTCCCGCGCCATCAAATCCACCATCTGGTGCACCAGGAGGGTTACTTGGAACACCCGAATTACCATATTCGTTTTGTGAACCTTCTTCACCATCACCATTTTGTTGTATCATAGCTAAATCATGTGGAGTACCAAACGACTCACCTGATTTTATTGGGTCATTACCTTCAGATTCTATCTGTTCATGTCTGAAACCTAACTTAAGGTCGTTTATTACCTTACCTTGTTCAAGTTTCCATTCATCGTCTGACATATTAAAGATGTTTTTGTATACCCATTCTTGAGATACCATCTTAAGGTCTTTTAAATCACTTGCAAGTCTTGTTTTTTCAGTCCAAAGATTTGCTTTCTCTTGTTCGTATATGATTGATGGGTTAGTCAACTCTAATTCAAAGTTAACTAAGTCTGCATTTTCATATCCTTGTGAGTATAAGTGAATGATTGCAATCTTTGTTAATTCAGATAGTACAATTTTTTGTAATCTCTCAACAGTTCTTGCGAATCTAATATCTTCTTGTGCTAATGTTGCTTTACCCTCAACACCTTCTTCATATCCAATAAATGCTTTTGGAACTTTAAGTGCTGCTAACATTCTATTTTTTAGATATTCAATATCATCAATACCACCGAATTCCATTCCACTTAGGGAATCAATCTCAGTACCACTTTGTCCACCTCTAACAGGTAGATAGTAATCTTCTAACATATTTTGAAGGTTGAACTTAAGGTTGTAGTCACCTGTATTTTGGTCGAGGTAAGGAACTTTCTTCATTTGGTCAATAATACTTCTCATGTGATTATCAACTTCATTAGGTGGAATGTTACCTACATCGATTTTGAACACTCTTTTTTCAGGCGCTCTCATAATTCTATGAATCATCATTGCGTCTTCCATAAGAGTTAATTGTTTCCAAGTTTTTCTTGCACCTTCAATTAGAGAACGACCATATGGAAGGAAGTTTGTATCTGACATTAATCTAAAGTGTGCCATTTGATAAAACTCCATATAGTCTGCTTGTTTGTTAGATGCGACACCATGAGCTGCGCCAGCTGAACCTAACTTAAATCTAACTTCATAAGGATTCTCTGGATTAAAACCTTCTTCTCTTTCTATTTCATATGCTGACATTGGTGATGCGTTTACAATACCCACACCTTCTTCAATATCAAGATGTAAAAAGTAATCACCATATTTATTCATACCTCTAATCCAAGACCAAAGGTTAAACTCTATATTCAGTACATCATAGAAAAGGTTTTGTAATATCTTTTTTACATTCTCGTCATTTGTCTTAATTCTAAGAACATCACCCATATCATTTTTTAGGGTACATTCATCCGAGTATATATCTAATACAGATGCGATGATTGAATCTTTATCCATCGCTTCATAATCTGTATATAATTCTAATTTATTTGAATGGTAGTTGAATTGGTTATTATAAGTTTCCCAATGCTTTCTTGTAGTGTGTAATCTACCGAACCTATCATAATAGGACGAGCTCCTCAAGTTACCTTGTGATTGTAGTCTTTGAGTATCGATAGCTTGTGTGTTACCTTTACCAATTCTACGAACAACAACTTGGGTGTTGAATAATTTCTTTAGTCTACCAAATAATGATTTATCTGCCATATTTTCTACTTCTAATTATATTGTATACTTATACATTCTATAAATATACAAAAAAAATAGTTTATTTCCAAATTTTATAACAACCAAGTTAAATCTTGGTCATTACCATGCTGGTCTTTCTGTTTCCAAGGGTCTATTCCAAGGTTTCTATTGTTATAAGCACCTGGTTGATTCCTTTTTATGTGGGTTAATGTAGTTCTTGTTAAGTCCATACCTTGTTGTCTTAACTTCAATGCCGTATCTCTAACCCAAAGACCTGTTGAGAAAGATATTACTAAATCATCATTATAACCTCGTTGAGCTTCTGCTCTACTACCATTCCATATAAAAACAAACAACTCATCGATTAATCTTTTTGACCTAATCATTGGTGTTCGTTCTCTCATATAAGTATCTAATTTAGATATAACCAATGGGCGAGTTCTACTTGTCATTGAGAACCCAGGAACCATATCGTCTTTTCTTTTTAAATCAAAACCTTTTCTAAGATGAATATCCTCATCGACATAACCTAAATCTCTGTATGAATAATATAGGTTTTGGTAGTTTCTGTCTATAACTTCTTGTATTACTGCCCAACCAATGTTTGCG